CGGGTCGGTGATGGTCGACCCCTTCTTCAACTGCTCGGCCAGGGGCAGGCCTGCGCTGGCGTCGGCCATGCGCTTGCCTTCTTGCTCATTGAACGCGCGGGTCACTCCGTCGTTCACCCGGTTGCGCACCTCCAGGGGCAGCGCACCGCCGAACTCCTTCAGGTAGTCCTTGGCGGCCCCCGCGTTGCGGTCGGCCAGCGACAGCGCAACAGCAGCGTGGAACTTGTCCAGCTGGGCCTGCGCCAGGGCCTTGCCGACGTCAGAGTCCAGGCCCTCGCCTGCGGCGTAGCGGATCGCCGCCTCGTTGATCTCGGCAGCAGCAGTGCGCCCTTGCGCGACAGCGTTCTCGGGCGTCACCGCGTTGGCGAAGTCGCGCGCCTTGGCGTTCTGCGAGGTCTCGAAGTTGACGCGGCGCGTGGTCTTACGCTCGCCCTCGACATAGCCCAGGGTGTCGGTGTTGGCCTGCACGCGCAGGGTCGACAGGCTGCGGTCTGCCAGCCGGCGCGCCAGCGGCGACGCGGTCTGACCGTAGCGCTGCTCGGCGTCCTTCCACCAGGCGTCGGACTCGGTCAGGTACTGCGCGACGTTGTCGCCTTTGTACTGCTCACGCAGCTTGGACCGGGTGACCTGCCACTCATTGCGCAGGCTGGCCTCCAGCTTGAACGCCTCGTCCTGCGCGTCGCGCTGCTGAATCTGGTCGATCTCGTTGCCTGCGACGCTGACGCCCCGGGCGACCTGCTGCAAGCCACTGCTGACGTCGGGTGCCGACTGGAACGCGGGCCGAAGGCCGGTGCTCTCGAGTTGCGGGCCCCCGTAGGTTGGGACGCGTGCCATCAACGGCCCCCTGGGTTCTTGGCGTAGCTGAGATCGAGCCCGCTGTTGGTGTTGCGTGGCGCGGGGGTGCCGCCGTACTGATACCAGCGGCCGGCCACTTGGCTGGCCCCGCCGATCAAGGTGCCCATCGCGCCCATGTCTGCGTTCGACGCTGCGGCGTCGCCCTGGAACCTGAAGTTGGCGCCCTGCGCGCGGGCGCTCCAGGCTTCCCTGGCGGCGTTCATGCGCGCGGTCTTCTGGTCGGTGTCGCTGAAGAACGAGGTCTGCTCCTGCAGTTCAGCGGCGGTGCCGACGCCCAGGTCCAGGCCCGAGGCCGCCTGCGCTGCGCGCTGGGCCCCAAGCACTTGGTTGCCCTTGCGGCGCACCATCATCGCGGTCTCGTTGCCCCGGCGCTCGGCGTCCTGCGCGGCCTGCTCGGCCAGCAGTTGGTTGTTGCGCCCGACCTTCTTGGCGACCTGCCCCTGGGTGTGCTGCGCCGAGGCGTTCACCACGGTGGACACAACGAGGGCGCCCATCACCCAGTAGCTCATTGCGTCACCCCGGGCAGTTGGGCCCAGTCCTCAACGGTGAACATGGCCGCCAGTTTCTCGGGGTCGCGCTCATTGGTCGGGTTGGCGTGGATGGTGGTGAACCAGGTGGGCGCGTGCACGAAGACCGCGCGCTTCACGCCTGCGGTGGACACGAAAGTCTCGCAGCCGGTGATGCGCTTGAGGCCCCCGTCCTGGCTATACACCGAGATGTCGCCGAGCGACATGCACGCGTGGTCGAACCGGTGGATGGCCCCCGTGGCGCAGGCGCCTGGCATCAAGAATATCTCGCGCAAGTAGACACCCGGCGCGAAGATGTGGCGCACGGGCCTTGCCTCGGGGGGCAGCTGCGGCAGCTTGCTGAGCTTCGCCTCGAGGGTCCGCATCTTCCTGCGTGAGAAGGTGGTCACCCGCCCGGAAAAGAGTTCAACGATCTCCATTTGCGGACATCTCAAAGGTGTGGAACATCTCGCCGTTCTGCTCCGGCGTCGCGGGGTGCAGGGTGAACCCAACACGTTGAAGCCAACGCACGGCCACGCTGTTGCGCGCGTGGACGCGGTTGACCAGCCGGGGGTTGTCTTCCAGCATCATGCGAATGTACCGGGGGGCTTCCCGGGCAAGGCTACGGGAATGCCTTGCCACGACATCAGTGCCCAGCATCCAGGGGGACCCGCCCTGGCCCACCCCGAAGATGCACGCCAGCGCGCCGTCTACCCGCGCGGCCAGGGCCCAGTCGGATAGCAGCACGCAGTGTGTGACCACGTGCGCCATGTCGGTGAAGCCCAGCGCGCGTAGCTCGGCCAGGTCCTGCGGGCGCAGGTTCGCCGCCAGTTCGGCGGCGTCGGCCCTGGTAGGCTCGCGGTACTTAACCGCCGGTTGCGACATCCAGCACCATCGCCATGACGGTGAGAGGCACCGGCTTGTCGACCCGCACGCACACGGCGGCGTCGCTGTTCCAGCTTGCGGCGACCGTCATGCGCAGTTCGTTGGTGCGCAACGCCGGGGGCATGTCGTAGTTGTCGCTGACCTGGCGGTCGGCGTAAGGCGTCAGCTTGCTGAAGGAAGGCCCGGAGTTGAACAGCGCCGACTGGGTGACTCGTGCCCTCACGCTGTTGACGTTCTTCAGCACGCCCTGGCCACCGGCCGCTGCGCCTTCGAGTGACAGGGGCAGGGTCTGCAGGTCCGAGTTGTAGGCCAGGCCTGCGTGCACGGTGTAGGCCGCAGCCTCCAGGGTGACGCTGCCGTCCACCACCGTGCGGTCGGGGTGGACCGCGCCGTCGGCCAGGATCTGCACCGTCTTACCCTCAAGGTGCCACAGGCCTGTGATCGTGGTGACCGGCACGCTGTCGTAAGTCAGCCCGCTGTCCACGTAGAACCCGTCGGCCTGGTCGGTGAAGATGCGCGTCTGCAAGCGCTCGATGTAGCGGTAGTCGACGCCACCGATTGTGCGCTTGATCAGGAAGTAGGGCACGTCCTCGCTGCCCTCGCTCACGGTACATACCGACTCGATCAGCCCGTCAGTGGTGTGCTGACTCCAGCCGTAGACCTGCTGCTCGGGCACATAGGTCATGCACAGCGCAGCGCCGTCGGACCGCACGCACCAGACCTCGGGCACGGGGGCCCGGCTGTAGGCCATGTCCTTGAGTGTGAACCCGTTGAACAGGTGCGGCGCCATGATGCTGATGTCGATGGACGCGAAGGCGTTCTGCTGCCAGTTGTAGGCCGCCTCACGCAAGCGCGCGCCCTGGGACTGCACGTAGAGCACAGACCCGCTGGTGACCACGGGCTGCACGTTGCTGGCCCCGCTGTACCCTTGGGGTTTGATGCTGAGCGAGTCTGGGCTGATGGCGGGCGCGCCGTCGGCGAAGATGCGGAACTCAGCGCCCACCGTCAGGGCCAGCATGTCGGACAGTGGCACTAGGTGGCGGATGGCGTTCTGCTGCCGGCTGGCGATGCGGAACTCAAGGCCGTCATCGGCCTGGCTGGGCAGGCTCGAGGTGATGTTGGACTCGGTGCCGTTGCGCGTGGCCCAGACGTTCTGGGGCTCAAGCGTGGTGCCCGCAAACCAGCGGCGCTGCTCGTGGTAGGTGACCGCGTTGGGGTAATCCCCCACCCCGGTGTTCAGTTTGTAGATGTCCTCGGGCGGGGTCTTCAGCGTGTCGGCGGTGATGTTGTCGTCCACCAGGCTCAGCGTCACCGTGTTGCCGATGTAGCCGTAGGTGCCGCCGCGCTGCTTGTAGACGTTGTACCGGGTCGCGCCGGTGTAGGCCGACCAGCTGATCGTGTTGAGGTTGCCCGCCAGGGTCAGGTTGTTGGTGCAGGTCGCGTCGGCGCTGGCCAGCGTTTCGGTGACGTTGTCAGCCAGGACCGCGGTGACTTTGTAGTGCTGCGGGGTCAGGTTCGTGGCAACCGCCACCGTGGCCCCCGCGCCGACACCGACAGGCACCGTCGCGCTTGGCGCGAAGCTGATGTCGGTCAACGTCCAGTTGGTGGCGCCCAGGCGCTTGAGTTCCTTGGCGGGGTAGGTGGGGTGCACCAGGGTCAGCACGTCGCTGTTCTGGGCGTAGTGGATGTCCATCAAGTCGGTGGACGCGTAAGTGGTGGCCAGGGTGTAGACCCGGGCCGCGGTGGTGCCGCTGGCTGTTGCCGCCTCACCGCGCAGGCCCGTCACCGTGAAGGTGTTGACCCCGGTCACAGTGATGATGAAGAACCGCCCACCGATGTAGACCCAGTCGCCTGTGCTCCAGCCGTGGGCGGTGACGGTGACCACCCCGGCCACGATGCTGACGACGGCCGCGTTGGCCTCGAGCAGCGTCTGGCCGTTGGGGTGGAAGCGGATGTACTGATGCCCGAACTCCAACACGACCGTCTGGTCCGCTGAGAAGGCGAACGGGATCAGGCGGACCGCGCGGGTGCTGTCCTTGACCTGGTTGATGAACTTGAACCCAGGGCGGCGCTGGGCCGGGCCGTGCGGCAGCACCCTGAAGTTCAGGCACTTGGCCAGGCCTGTCTGGTACTTGCTGAGGTCGATGCGCCCGTATAGCTCGGGGGTGATCTCCCCGCCGGCGAAGGAGCGCAGAAGGGCGCGCGAACTCATGACCGTGCGCGGACGTGCTCGGCCACGTGGGTGGCCACCTCGTTGGACGAGTTGGCGTCTGACGCGCCCGCGCTGGCGCTCATGTCGTAGGCGGCCTGGCGCCACTTCGCGCCGATGCTCGCGCCGTCGGTGCCCTTGATGATGGGCCCGGCCAGGTAGCCCGCCACCAGCATGCCCAGCGCGCTGACGAACTTGGGGCTGAACTTGGTGGTGTCGGTCACGTCCACGGTGTAGAGGAGCGTGGCCTCAGGCTCGTTGGTACGCAGCACGTCGCCCTCGACCTCGAACAGCGCGCTGCCGCGCTCGGTGAACAACTCGTCCACCGCCTGCCAGTCGAAGCTGTAGGTCAGGTAGCTGCCAGCAGGCCACAACAGGCTGGCGTCGTTGATGTACTTCAGGCGCAGCACGCGCAGCGCGCTCAGGATGTTGCTCGGCAGGGCGTAGGCGTAGGCCCACACCGTGCTGGTGTTGGCCACCTCGGCGAGCACCGCGCGGCGCTTGGCGAACGACCAGTTTTGATCGTCCAGCAGTTCCTTGCGCGCGAGGGGGTAGAAGCGCGCGCAGAGCCCCGCCTCGACGCTGCCGTCTGGCGGGTCGATGCTGGCGACCTGGCCCTCGGCGCCGATGTGCGAGAGGCCGATGTTGCAGATGTCGACGACAGACGCCAAGGCGGTCTCCTCTAAAAAGAAGGCCCGCTCGTGGCGGGCCTGGGCTCAAGATCAGGCCACGTCGCCCGGCGAGATGTCGGGCGGTGCGGACCCTTTGCTGGGCCCTGCGCCAGGGGGCCGCGCGTTGGGATCCACCTTCTTGGGTTTGGGGGCCTTGTCGACCGGCATGAACCAGGTGGAGTTCTTGAACTTGGGTTCAGCCAAGTCCACTTCAAACTCCTCGCCTTGCTCGCGCAAAGCCCGGCCACAGTGCCCCCGCTCCAGGGCCACGACGCGCGTGTTACTCATGCGTCAGCCCCTTACTGGACCGTGAAGGCCGACTTGTAGATCTTGTTGCGCTGGATGTCCTTGGTCAGGAACGCGTCGAACGCGCCGGCGGTCAGCGGGCCAGAGGCGACGGTGTACCGCACGCCCAGGTAGCGCTTGTAGTCGGCGACCGGCAGCTTGATGACGGCGATCTGGGTGCCAGCGGGCGAGAAGGCTGCGAAAGCCAGGGCGCCGGTGCTGAAGTGCACCACCGCAGCGGTCGTCAGACCGGCGTCGGTTGCGCTTTCCAGGGTCACCGTCAACGTGGCGTCACTGCCGGTGTCGGTAGCGGCCACCACGGTCTGCACGACCAGGTAGACGTCTTCACCTTGACCGAGGTCTTGGTTGGCGTTGCCGCCAGCGATGTTGGTGCCACCGCCCAGGGCAGCCTGGGTGTCGATGACGTTGGTCGAGATCGCCGTCGCGGTGACCGCTTGGGCGTCCGAAAATTCAGTCTGGGTATCAACGAACATGGGGTTCTCCTTGGATGGGGGTGTGTTGAGGTGGGGCCCGGGGGCCCCACGTCATCAGGTCAGCGCGGTCTCGGTTTCCAGGATGCGGTCCACGGTGCGAACCGGGACCCCCAGAACCGTCAACCCACCGCCCGTGCTCACAAAGCCCGGGGTGACGTTGCCGTACTGCTGCACGGCGGCCTGGATCGACAGAACCTGCTGGCTCTTGTCCAGTGCGCCGACGGCCAGCATCTCCTTGACGGTGCGGCTGGCGTAGAACACCGGCTTGCCCATGCCCATGAACGGGATGCGAGCCATGGCTTTCACCATCAGCTTGGGCAACCAGGTGGCCGCCGTGTTCGCCTGCGTGCCCGACTGGCCGAGCAAGTCGGTCAGCGAGATGTTGGCGATGCGGACCACGTAGCGCCAGTCCTTCACGTGGATGCCGCACTTCCACTGCCAGCGGTCGGCGTAGGCGCGGTAGCGGTTGTTGCTGCCGTCGAACGCGTCGATCTCACCCAGGTTGTCGTGCTGGAGGCCAGCCTTCGAGCCCTTGGGGAAGATGCCGGTGATGGTGTTTTGACCCCACAGGACCAGCCACACCGAGGTGCAGTTGCCAGAACCGCCCGCCGAGATCACGTTCTTGGCAACTTCAGAGGTGCCGGTGTTGATCGTGTTGTAGCGGATGGCCAAGCCGTTGAAGCGCTCGGGGTTCAGCGACGAGTCACCGTAGATGACCGCGTCGGCCATCGTCTGGTTCATCGCTTCCAGGAAAGCCTGGGCTTCCGACAAGCGGAAGTCGTTGGTGTTGCCGTTCAGGTCGGCCAGGTCCTTGTCGACCTCGGCGCGGGTCTCCAGCATGCCGACGCTGTCTTCGACAGTCGCACGCAGAGACTTGCTGGCCGGCACGCCCTGGTACAGCTTGCGCCAGATGGCGGTGGGCAGACCGGTGCGGATCGCGGCGCGGTGGCCGGTCGGCAGGTTGGATTCGATGAAGGGCATGTCCAGCAGAATCTCGTTGGACTGGTTCAACAGTTCAACGACAGTTGCGGTCTTGCCATCGGGGTCGATGCTTTTGGCCCAGTCAAGCAGAGTGACTGCGCCGGCCTTGGTGGAGAGGGTAGCCATTTGTCAGGTTCCTTGTCAGGTTTTGGTCGGGGTGCCGTAGAGGATGTCGGCGGTATCTCGGGTGGCGTTTGAGCCGTTGCCCTTACCGACGATGCTGTCCTCGCTGATCTGTCTGCCGATTTTCAAGAAGGCGCGAACGACTTCAGGGTGGTTGCCCAGCCCGCTGCTGTCCAGCACCGCCTTCAGTTCGGGTGAGCCAAAGGTGTCAATGGCTTTCTTGGCCAGGGCCAGGTTTTCATCCTTGCCCAGTTCCTTGTCAGCCTTCGTCGTTGCTTCCCATCCGCGCACCGTTTCAACGAACGCTTCAGACCGGGCTTGCTCGCGCTTGGTGGCGATGTCCACGATCTTCTGCGCTGCGTCTTTCGGCAGCTTCAAGTCTTTGGCGACGTTCTTGAACTCGTCCATCTCGCCATCGGCGAACTGAACGCCCTCGGGCATTTGGAACTCGTAGACGATCGCTTCGGTGGTCTGCTCGCCAAGTTTGGGGGCGGGCGTGTCCGTCGGTTTCGTGTCCGGGTTCGGTGCACCTTCGCTGTTGTTCGGCAGCGTTACTTGCGGTTCCCCGGCGTCGTTGGTGCCTGTGCCGGTTGCCTGCGGATCAATCATCTCGTGCGAACTCCTTCAGGAGCTTCAGATACGCTTCAGGTGCCGCGTCAAGAACCTCAGCCTCAAGCCACAGACCCGCCTGCTTCTTGCCCTCGTTGAGGGCAAACGTCGATCCGTTGGTGTGGAACGACGTGCGGCGGATGCCGGTGAACTCAAAAATCCGGGTGACGATGCGACGCCCTTGAGCGTGTGCCATCAACCACTTGAGGTCTTCAACTTGTAGCTTCTGTTGGAGTTTCGCCTTGGCCGTCAATTCGGCCGCAGAGTCGTCGGACAGTAGCGCGTCGGTTGGATCACTCATGTGCAAGGCTGCATTGTTTGTCCGCGCACAAGCGGCAGGGCTACAGGCTCAACGGCGGCGCCTGCGCAAGAACACCCGCAGACCCCCTACCGCAGGGGGCGGCGTGCCGGGGGTTCCACGGAACAACAGGAGCAGCATCAGTTGTTCAAGTAGTTGTACTGGACGTTGGTGATCGTGAAGCTCGGCGTCGTGCCGCCGATGGCCCACACGGCGCGCCAGGTGCGCGGCATGACCTGGCTGGCCGCGGCTGTGGTGCCTGTAGTCGCCACGCCAGCCGTCACGGTCACGCCCGGGTAGACCGTGATGCCGTACAAGCCAGAGGCCGTCAAGCTGGCAGTAGTGGCGCCGGGGATGTCGTACCAGCTGGTGCCGCCATCGGTGCTGCCCTGCAACTTGAGCACAAGCGTGGGTACGGCGCCTGAGATCGCGCCCAGGTTCAGCAGAACCTGCACGCCTTTGTTGCCCACGTTGGTGAGGGTCGCGCCGTTGCCGGTGGCTGTCTTCGCGCCCGTGTCGCCTGTGGTCAGGTTGGTCGACATCCCCCGGGCCCGGTCCCAGGTGGTGCTGTTAAACAGCAGGCCCGCAGCCCCAGCCATCGGGGTTGTCGGGTTGGCGGCGGCATCCGCCAGCGCGGCGGCCGCCGGCAGTTCGGTGTCTACGGTGCCGCTTATCGGCTGCGTGGCGACAGCCGCCGACAGATCGGTCTGGAAGCAGGCCACGTTGATGCGCGTGGCACCCGCCGCCGTGGTGGCCGTGGTCATGCGCAGGCGGAAGTAGCGAGCCCGCACGGGCGTGGTGCGCAGCTGGGCCGATGCACCCGTGAAGGTGGTTGAACTGGCGCCAGTTTCAGAAAGCAACGTGGCCGTCACCTGGTCGGTGAAGGTGCCGTCGTTGCTCCATGCTGCCGTCACCACGCCTGTGGTGCCCACGGTACCTGACATGATGGACAGGCTGCGAAACTGCGAACAGTCGATCACCATCAAGTCGGTGTTGATGGGGATGATCACCGCGCCCGCGTTGTAATTGCGGATTTCCGCTGCCGGCTGGGCGCTCACGATCTGCTCTGCTTCACTCAGTAGGCCCACCTCCAGCTTGTTGTGGTTCTTCACCGTGTCGTAGTCGATCACGATGTTGGTGTTGCTGGCAGGCGTGGTGCCGTTGACCACGCGCACGGTGCTGGTCAGCAAGTCACCCGGGCCAGGCATGGCGCGGTAATGGGTGGCCACCAGCCTGCCGTCGACCAAGAAGTTGACGCGGTCGCCGAGAACTTCCGGGCGGAACCGCCTGACGGTGGCTGTAGTGGCCCCGTTGGGCAGCGTGACAGTGGTTTCCTCAATCTCGGCCGCGCTGGGCGCCCCCGTTGGGTTGCGCGCGCTTTGGCACTTGACCGTGGTGTTGACGGTGCCGTCCAAAGCAAACCAAGCAAACCAGTAGGGTATGGTCGGGTGCAGTTCGTCGTAGAACCCCACGTAGATCGTTTGGTTGGCGATTCTTTGAGACACGCTCACGCCCGCCTGCTTGACCAGCGGTAGCCAGTCAACGTCTCGCTCCACTTCGCTGATGCTGCCGGCCGTGGTGCCTGCCGCGATGGTGCACTGCCCGCTGGCCACGGTGATGGTGGCGCCTGCGCCTGTCACGGGTTTGAGGATGGCGCGGCTGGACGCGCCTGTGCCGCCGGTGCCGGTGTAGTTCGCGACCAGGGCCAGGGCGGTATCGCTGTCAAGGCTTTCAACCCGCACCCAGGCCGACTCGGCGTCGGCGTTCAGTTTCACGTAGTCGCCGGTGCGTAAGTCGCTGACACTGGAGAAGCCCGTGCCAGTGACCGCGGGGCTGCCGTTGGTGAAGGTGGCGTTGCCCAGGCTCACGGCCAGGCTGGTGTTGTTGAAGTTGGCGCGGTAGCCAAGCTCGTCAGTCAGCACCTGCGCGCGGGCCACTAAGTTGCCGTCTGGGTCGGTGCGCAGCGGGCCGCCAGCACCAGGACCACCGGACACATCGAAACCGGGCTGGAAGTGCGTGCCCTCGGTGACGATGTCAACGGGCATCGGGTCGGCCGGCGAGACCGGCGTGGCCGACCCGTCGGCGCCGAACGCCTGCTTGACGATCTGGTAATGGCGGCCTGCAACCTCGTCTGTTGCGACGACCGCGCCGTCCCCTGGCAGCGTGACGTCGTCAGACACGCGTCAGCCCAGCAACTTCGCGGCGCTGGCCTTCGCAGCAGCCAGGCGGGACTCGAGAGCCTTCACCTCGGCGGCGATGGCGTCGCGCTGCTTGGCGGCCTCGGCCACTTGCGTGTCCGCGGCCTTCACATTCTTGGCGGCCTGCGCCTCGCGTTCTTTGGCGTCAGCGTTGGACGCGTCGGTCAGGCGTTGGAGCTCGACCCGCGCGGCGCGGGTGATCTCGGCGGCCTTGGCCGCCGCGTCGCTGACCAGCGCGCTGGCTTTTGCTGCAACGTTGCCCGCGTGGGCCTCTGCATCGGCCAGGGCCACCCGCGCGCTCTCGATC